TCTGCATGGACCTAGTGTCCATGCAGAGATTTGTAATACTTTTATCAGATATGTTTATGATGTTGTTTCAAGAGTTAATCTTGAAACTTTCGTATGTTAGAGCTTGTATGTTGTTGTCAATGTATGGGCCCGACCCATACAACTTCACATACAAGATGACTTTCATTCGTTAAGTTTCGTAATTGAAGAACTCTTGTTGCTTTAAGTAGACTATTTGATGATTTGTTACTTATCGTCCCAGTTTTTCATCTGTTCACAGTTGTAACACAACCAAACGTTACATAACGCAGACTGTGTCCTATGTACTAGAAAAGTAGATGCAAAGATAACAAGACTACTTGAGCTACTGATAAAGTTTATACTTTCGCTTTTGATGTAGATGTTCGTTTACTTGAGTATAGCGCCCCGAACCGGGCGCTTTTGTCTTTGGAGAATTTAATCAACTCTCCTGTTTTTAGGTTATAACATTCACACGGAATGTTAGTGTTAGTACTTTTGTGCTTAACAACCACCCCCACACGGAAAATTATTTTTCCACCTGGCTCTTACTGAGTGTTATTGAGCCACTTGTTTGGTGTCTCTATCAATTGTAAGGTGTCTACGGACTGCCAAAGCCTTATGTATTTGATATTGAAACCTTTCTATTTGAAGTTTTAACTATGAAGTTCATTCATTAGTTGGTGATTTAGGTTTATGGACTTAACACTACACGAAGAATCCAACTCACATACTAGAAAATTATGTTTGACATATGTCATGAAAGCATACTCGCCCGCAGAATGGGTTTAGAGATGTTAGTAAAAGAGTAAAGTTATGTTTGAAGAATTGGTCTTCGGAGGTGTTTTAATGGAACGTACCCCAAGATCCCCTTATAACCGGAATATGCAGATGATTATGTGTAATTTAAGGTGCGGCTACCACCGCACTAGGGCAGGCATGCTCGATTTTTAATCACCTCTACCTGATGCTGACCCACCAATATTTTTGAATTTATGAATTAGTTTTATTCTGATCTGTGGAAAATTTACTTGGCACGCCCTTCTTTTTAATCATGAATTTGTTCAAAATTTGCGGAGAAAAAATCAACAATGCCAAAAGGGCCCTGGTAATGGAAACATTACTTCAGAAATACAGTCACGAAGAACTAGTTTGTCAGGGTGAGTTTTATGATAAACAAACCCGGATAGAACTGTTTAAGAAGAGACGTAGAGCTGCGACCAAAGAACGCGGCAAAATTAAAAGGACTCAGAACTTACGTACTAAGGAGTCCAAAAATAAAAATAAGCACCACAAACACAAGTTGGTGCATCAAGGAATTTTTAATTGCGATGAAGAAAATAAACAACGCATAAAGAATTCCATCGCTTCTCTCTTTGTTGATGTTGAACACAAAATCAAAGAGTCTTTTGCAGATCCTGAGATTGTTGCTGCTATTTCTACGAAATTAGCGGCAGTAGTATCAGCAATACATTTACTGCAAGGGGAGAAGCGACCGACAAAGATCATAGCAACATTGACGCTTGCTATTGCAGGAATTGTACCTGAGCTGTCGCAGAGAGCTGTTAGTAGTTCTTTGAATTTCTCTCGTGCACAAATCCGATATTTCCATGAAAGATTTGGATTTAATCCTTTCCAACAGCAAGCACTATATGATGACCAGAAAAAGGAAATAGCTTGGATTAAAAAGCTCCCTCAATGTATTGACAATTGGGAAGCTGCTAAACAATCACCCGCTTTTTCCAAAATCTCGGAATTGATTTCCATTGTTGCTACTATGGGATTTATTGATGGTAAACATTTGAATGTTTCAGTCAAAGGCCTAGAATTATTCAGACTAGGCACAGTAAGGAAGCACGCTGACGTGACAGATTTAATATCTGCTGTCTTGAGTTCACTTGAATATTTTATTTCAGGTGGTTATGAATTTTTCCTAACTGGTAGTCCACGCCGATTCTTATTTGACGATGAAGACGCAAAGGAATTCGATGATTTGTATGAAATGCTTTTAGAAGCAACTCCTCATGCCAAGTCATTGAACTTACCTATTATGCGTGTTGAATTTAAAGGAGAAAAGGTACTTATGGACGACGTTAAGTACTTGGAACATTTAGAGTCTGCCATTGCTCTATGTAAGAAATGCAAGAAGTTGAGCAAGAATTCTTGGCAAACTTCATTCTTTCAAACACGATTGGATCGTATGATAGGATGGAGAGCTGATTATAATGCTCGACGTTCAAATGGTAAATTCAGAAAGGCTCCATTGTCAATCTGGATCTATGGTACATCTGGTGTAGGCAAAACAGTTCTATCTCAGCTACTTATTAAGTCGATGCTCTCATATATGGGAGTGCCTGATAATGAGTTGGATAGAATTGCTAGCATCAATGAGCAAGACAAATATGATTCAACGATCACTGGAGGTGTTCATGCTTATCTAACTGATGATGTGATGAATACTAAAGCAGAATATTTAGAAACTGCTCCCACACAAAAGATCATTGATCATAATAACAATGCTCCACTGTTTGCTAACAAGGCAGAGATTGAAGGTAAAGGAGTTACTCCTCATAATCCTAAAGTCACATGCTATACTAGCAACTGTAAGATTGAGAATGTTGCTAGGCAATACTCCAATTGTACTGAATCTGTTTGTAGGCGGATGATTATTAATGTAGATGTTCGTGTCAAACCCCAATTTTGTATGCCGGGTGAGACTCGAATGGATAGTGATCTAGTCAGACGCACTTTCGGAGACGATCCTATGCCTGATATTTGGGAAATTAAAATTTCCGAATGTTCCAAACAAGGGCAAAATGGCATGATAGAGCTAGGAGCTGATCTTAGGCCTAATGTTCATCAAGGTCACTTGTTTAACATTTACGAGGTAATGGAATATTGTTATCTGAAGGCAGATAGACACATGGCTAATCAAGACCATCTGCAGGATATGCAGAGTAACTTGGTTGAAAAGATGAAATTGTGTCCTGATTGTCGTCGTGTTGGGAAAATGTGCAAATGTGATCCTAATAATGTAACACCTCAATCCGAACCTCGAGGAATATTAAGAACTACTCCTTCGGAAACTTCCCTCGATATTATACATCGAATAAACCACATACCTCGGCTAGAATCCGATACTCCTGTCATTGAGCACGTTGCTCAAGATCCAGTTGAGAATGTCGTAGATTATGCCAATGAAAATGAGATGTATGAGGCGGCCTTTGAAGAATATTGTCTCAATGGTCATGTAACTGCAGGATATACTGAAGAAGATTTTAATCCTGGTTACATAGATCAAGCTACTTTTCTGCCGCCCCCTCAAGAATGGTTTGGAGGAAGTGAAGAAGAAGATCTGGAAACGCCTCTTGAATTGCAAGCTGTTTCTGTTCCCTTATGGAGCATACTACCTGGTATGGATAGGGAACATGTTGTACATACTTTTCAGGCTTCTTTTCAAGATTTAGTTGCATGGATGGAATTTATGCCTAGTATGGTATTGAATTTGGGTGATGTTTTAATTGCTCGTTTCTTTACTAATTCATTTGTTAGGCGTTTGTATTGGGCTTTATGGGCTCCCTTCTTTTGGGATAATGTTAAAAGGATTTTCCTTTTTGCCACTTTAAGTGATCTGATTTTGACTTTTGCTATTTATATATGCTTACCGTACTGGCTTTTTATAGTTTTATTTTCGCTTTTACAGATTTTTATGGCCTGTACTATTATAGTGTTAATTGTTAAGTGGTATCGAGATCGGATGAATTTATTGGACCATATAGGTTGCGGAGTTCAACGTACTTACCAGGAGATTCGTCGTATTAATTGGATAAGGATTGCTAAATGGTTGTCAGTTGGCATAGTTACATACAAGGTGTTGAAGATGATATGTAATGCTATTAAGGCTCGTAAAGCTATTGCCACCGTCTTAGAGAGTCAATCAGCCTTAGATCCAGAAACTGTTGAAGAAGTAGTGGAAAGGGATTCCAAAGTTAGTGATTGGGTTAAACCAGTTTGGGAAGAGCTACATGTTACGCATGAAGCTAGAACAACCACGGTTGAACAACTCAAGAGCAAAATCAAGAAGAACCTATATCATGTGACCTTTTCGGCAGAAGATGGAAGTACTAATAAATGTGACGGCCTTGTAATCGATGGAAACAATCTATTGTTGCCTCTACACGTTTTTGGAACCCACACTAAACTTAAAGTTTTATGTAGGATCAAAGAAGGTGATGGACTCAACACTATATGGAGAGGGCACATTGCATTAAATAAAGCTTCTATCATTAATGGTACTGATTTGGCTCTGTGTGAAGCAACATTCTTGAATCCGCATGCAAGTCTCGTAAAATATTTCCCTACTAGCAATTCACATTTGCGTGGAGCTGGTTCGTTTCTTTATAGAGACAGTGATGGAATTATGAAGGATGACCCTATCGCTTTCAGAAAATCCATGAATCATTCTGGAGGAAATGGCTATACATATGCTTTACCGTATAACACGTTTAATGGCTTGTGCATGGGTGTTATGGTAGGAGAATTTGATGTCCCTTGCATTGCAGGAGTACATTTGAAAGGAGCACCTGGTACACCTATTGGCCTATCTTTGAGTATTACTCAAGATATGATTAAGGAACTGAGTGAAGGAATGCCTAAAACGTGTTTAAATGCTATGTCCAATGGTGATTTCCCAACTGAGTTGTATGGTGTCAAGATTGTTGATCAATCCACACCTATTCACCCAAATTCACCTTTGAACTATCTGCCTAAGTATTCGAAGATTACAGCAATTGGTAATTGTCCTGGAAGAAGCTCGCACACTAAGTCGTCCGTACAAAAGACGATAATTTCTGATCTTGTTGAAGAAGTGTGTGGTGTCCCATGCAAATGGGGAGCACCAAAGTTTAATTCTAAACGACAATGGCAAGCGTCTATGCAGTATTCAGCAAATACTTCTGCTGGTTTGGATCCCGAATTATTAGAATGGGCTATGAATGATTATGAGACTGATTTGGTCGAAATGTTATCACAGCCTCTTCATGCTGAGTGGATTAAGAAGGAATTCAAACCTTTGAATGATATGGAGATTATGACTGGTAGAGATGGAGCACGTTTCTTAGATGCAATGCCAAAGAATACTTCTAAAGGCTTTCCTTTGAGTGGGTCTAAGGAGGAATGGATTGAACGTTTGGACCCAGATGCCTTTGAGGAATTTCAATGTCCAGTAGCTATTAGGCAAGAAGTTTTAGACCGAGCCGAAGAGATGTGTGATAAGTTTCGCCGTGGAGAGCGCGCGTATGCAATTTTTAAAGCGTGTGTGAAAGATGAACCAACATCACTGTCTAAAGATAAGGTTAGGGTGTTTCAAGCTGCTGATTGGGCTTTTCAACTACTAGTTAGAAAGTATTTCTTACCTTTAGCAAGATTGATGTCTTTATTTCCAATACAATCTGGATGTGCTGTAGGTATTAATGCTCATGGTCCTGAGTGGGATGAGTATGCCAAGTACATGAAGAAGTTTGGAGAAGATCGTATTTTAGCTGGAGACTATGGTAAGTTTGATCTTAGAATGCCCGCTCAAATGTTAATGGCAACTTATTGTGTGTTTATTAATGTGTGTGCAGCATGTGGTACTTATTCTGAGGATGATTTGCTCATTATGAGAGGTATTGCTACTGAAATCGCCTATTCTGTTGTGGCTTATAATGGAGAATTGATTATTCACAATGGTTCTCACCCTTCTGGCAACAATATGACTGTATATGGAAATTGCGGTGATAACAATTTGAATTTCCGTTGTGGGTTTGCTCATAATGGTTTGAAAAATGGTTACACTCTTAAGACATTGCCAAGATTTAGGAGTGTGTGTGCTTTGGCTACTTATGGAGATGACGCTAAGGGTTCTGTGAAGAAAGGATTCGATTGGTTTAATCATATTTCGTTCGCGGAATATATGAAGGAGAATGATATCATTTTCACCATGCCCGATAAAGAGTCAACCCCTACTAAGTATATGAAGGATAGTGATGCTGACTTCTTGAAAAGGAAGAATGTATTCAACCCTGAAACTGGTTTGATTCATGGAGCTTTGGATGAGGATTCTATTTTTAAGAGTCTACATACTGTTCTAAAATCGAACATAGGTGTCAAAA